CCCGCCGCCCTGTGAGCCGCCGCTGTTGCCGCCAGCGTTGCCACCGCCAGAGCCCCCCTGCGCCCCGTCGAGCATCACTAGGACACCGCCGAAGCCCTGCAAAACGCATTCGGTCGAGTAGCGGTCATTCCCCGACTGGTCCTGCCACTTGCGGGTTTTCCATTTGCCTTCGACGTAGATCTTCGAACCTTTGCGCAGGAAGCGTTCGGCAACGCCTACAAGCCCTTCCTGCAAGATGGCGACGGACACCCATTCGGTGTGTTCTTTCTGCTCACCAGTGTTCTTGTCCTTCCAGCGTTCGGATACGGCAAGGCGTAGGTTCGCCACCCGCCCGCCGTTGTTGAAGCTGCGGATTTCGGGGTCGGCCCCGAGGTTGCCAATGAAGCTGCATTTATTGAGCATCTGTGTTCTCCAGTTTCTTTGCTTCGTCCGCGACCCACTTCATCGCTCCGTCAAACTTGGCGGCGGGAAGGTCGCGTAGGTCTTTGATCTTTGACACGCTCAACAAGCGGTCGGCAGGGAAGTTGAGGCTGTCCATGTAAGACGCCAGTTTCTCGCGCTGTTCATCGCTAAGGGTGGGCGGCGGCGGTGCCTGCTTCATGCTCGCCGTTTGCCCAGTCAGTCTAGCGAGCGCCTGTGCGAACATTTGCTGCGCCTCCGGCTTCCACTTGGCCCACTGCTTCTTGCTCTGCCAATCGCGGCTTTCGCAGGGTGCCCAGACGTTGCCGAGGTCGTAGAGGTATCGTCCGATGCCCCACTTGACCGCAGCGCGCTTGAACGCATCGGACAGCCCGCCCTTTTCGCCCTCTACTGCGGTGCTGCCAGCCCCGTCGCTTTTGGCAATCCAGTTGCCTTCACCGTCGAGGATCGACAGGGTGCAAATCACCCGCCCGCTCGCAGTCTCGGTGTAGCTGTCCTGCCAGCCATACGCGCCGCAAACGTCGTCCAGGCGGTCCATGACATCGCGGGCATCGAGGTAGGCAAGCGCAAGCGCCTTTGTGCCGTCCTTGGTTACGGTCTGCGCCCGCCAGTGGATTGCCTCGGCGGGGAAAGGATCGGAAAGGTTCATGCTAATACCCCACGGCTTCAAAGCGTTTGTGGATCTCGCGGACGGTTTCAACATCGCGCTTGCAGTAATCTGCTATCGTCTGATGCTCGCCATCCGCCCAAGCCTTCGCGACCATTGAGCCGTCGAAGTCTCCCTTGCCTTGCAACCCAAGGGCTTTGCAGAGATTATCCTGACTGATGCGGTCGCGCGGCCCTGCCCACGCCACCATCGTATCAAATACGCAATCATCCCACGGCTTGGGCTGGCGAGGGAACGCCACGCTCGGCGGCAGCTTAACCCCAAGAATAATTGCCCGCCGCAGGATGAAGGGGATGTCGAAGCCGGTAATGTAGTGACCGACAATCTGGTTCATGCCCAGCTCGGGCAGAGCCGCAAAGAAGCTTTCGATGATAAGCTGCTCGCACTCTTCGGCTTCCGCATGAATGGCCTGTGCCTCGCCATCGCCAATCGCAAAACCAATCGTGCAGATATGGCCGTGCGCAGGATCGAAGCTGGTCTTGGCGACAATCTCTTCAGCCGCCGCGTCGCCATTCTCCGCAATCCATTTGTCGATGCTCTCCTGCTTCTTGTAGCTGGCAGGGGCCTTGATGTTCTTGCGAACCTCGGCGCGGTATTCTGGCGACTGGTTCGGGATCGTCTCAATGTCGAGGTAGATCGTGTTCATGCCATCACCCCCATAAGGGCGGATAGAACACCGCAGACAAACCAGACGAACGCCACAGCGGCTCCCAGAGCGGACAACCGAAGTCGCCCAAGTCTTTCCGCGCTGTCACTCACCAGCATGGTCAGAAGACCGAGAACGAAATACTCGAAGTAACCCATCATGCTGCCTCCTCTTGATGAGCGGGCTCGCCTAGGGCTTCGACGATGGCGTCCTCGATCCCGCACTCAATGCACTCGTCAAGCGTGAGCTTCTTCGCCGCCTTTTCCAGCGCCGCTAGTATCTTCGGCACGGCGGCGATTAGGCGAATATCAGCGACAATCTCCCGCCCTGATCCGCAGATTGGGTTGATCTCGAACACACAGTGCGGCGTGGTTATCCATCCACCCATATCAGGGCCACCATCCCAATTGCCCTCTAGGTCCCACTGCTTAGGGGTGCCATGCTCGCTCATGCCGCCACCTGCACGGTGGGTTGCTGCTGTGCGTTAGCAAGGGCTTCCGATACGGTGGCACCGATGCCGCTGCGACCGTCGCGAAGTTGCACGGAAAAGCGGCCTTCGAGGTAATAGCGCACCTGATAGATGCCCGCCTCGATCATCGCTTGCGATAATGTGGGGTCGTTCATAACCACTCCTTGTGTCGCCACAGTTTGTATTGAACACATTGCGGCGGGTCAACACCTAATTTGCGCAACCGTTATTTTTTCACCGCAGACCATTTTCCGCTTGCACCGCCCGCTTGTTTTGCCTACACGGGGGGAATGAAACCTAGCGAACGCCTGCTAGCCTATATCAAGGCTGCAAACATCACAAAGGCTGAAATGGCCCGCCGATGCGGGTATGATGCCGGAAACTTTCACCGCGTAGTTCACGGAAACTCGCGCCCTTCACTGCCGATGGCTGCGGCGATAGAGCGCGAGACGGGAGGGCTTGTCAAGGCTGTCTCCTGGGTGGGGCGCAATACGGGAGACACGAAATGACATCCGCTATTTTTCTCATAGTCATCGCAGCATCGTTCTGGCTGCTGATGTTCGCCATTTTCTCGCTGGCTGAGGCATACAATCCCGATGGCGCATTTTCGCAGGGCGCGGAAGAGCGTCCCGATTACCCGTATAGCCGGAAGGATGTGTGATGGCCGATTGGCAGAAAGGCGATCTGGCGCTTAGCACACACAACTGGGAGCAGCGCGACCGGAACGGCACGGCACCGGACGCAGGGGCGGTCCATGAGGTTGTAGCCTCATATACCGATGATTGCGGCACATTCCTTATCTTCGGGGACTGGCCCCACAGTGACTGGCGAGCGTCCTTCTTCCGCAAAGTCACTCCCCCCAAGGCAGACAAGTTCGACCGCGAAGTCATCGACCTCATGAACCGCAAGACGGTGGAGGCGTAAGATGGCGACCCAATACGCAATGCCGGAAACGCGGGCACACCGCGCCGAAACCAATGCGATCCGCAAAGCGCATGTTGAGCAGCGCCAGCACGACGCCGATTTTCTCCGTTCGCTTTGGGCAACCTACCCTGAGCGCAAGCCAGAGAATTACCGTCCAGCCACGACACCGGACTTCGCCTGGATCAAGGACAAGAAGCCCGAGGAAACCCCCGGCACGCCGGAATACACGGCACTGCAACAGGCGCACCGCGAACGCGTAGCTGCTTATGCCGCCGCCTTCCGCAAGGATATGCCTACCGGCGTAGCCATCGTCAAAACGGTTGCCGACTGGTTCAACCTGCGCCCCGAAGACATCAAGGGCCGCTCGCGTAAAGGTTACGTTGTCTCCGCTCGCATGGTGGCCATTCGCCTTCTTCGCGAGGTCAAGTGGTCCAACGGGCAGTCCCGGTTTTCGTATCCGCAAATCGGCTCGATGGTCGGCGGGCGCGATCACAGCACCGTCATTCACGCGATTACCGTCTTCGATGACCGCGCTCGCAGATACGGCGAAATGACCGAAGCATATGAGGCGCTCAAGGATGCGTGAAGAGACGCGCCTGCAACGCGGCATTCGCCACTACCTCCAAGTGCGGGGCTTCCGCTCAGTTGCCGTGCCCAACGGGGCGACACTGGCGGGCAATGCCAAGCAGCGCGCGATCCAGATGGCGAACCTCAAACGCGACGGCCTGACGGTCGGCTTCCCCGACCTAATCGTGTTCGGCCCCGACCGCATCGGTTTCATCGAGGTGAAGCTGGAGGGCGAATACGCGACCGACAAGCAGATGGAGGTGGAGGACTGGCTCACAAGCTGGGCCGGTCAATCCTACGCCGTCTGCCGGTCGCTGGAGGACGTGAAAGACACTCTAGACGCATGGGGGTGGGGCAATGGCCAATCGTGACCCGAAGTATCGCTGGTTTCGCACCTACGCGGACATTGTAGACAACGCCCGTATCCGCCTTCTGGCTTTTGAGGATCGCTGGCACTTCGTGGCCCTCTGCGCCCTTAAGTGCAACGGGATGCTGGAAGATGGTAACGATCCCCTGCTGGAGCGGAAAATTGCGCTAAAGCTGGGCGTGCAGTTGCGTGAACTGGACGAAATCAAACGCCGCCTGATGGAGGTTGGCCTCATCGACGAGGGCTTTGCCCCTATTAAGTGGGAGATGCGTCAGCACCGGAAAGCAGACCTGCCTGAGGGCGAGGATCTGGGGGCCTATAGGGGCTACGTCTACTTCATCTCTGATGACAACCGCAAGACGGTCAAGATTGGCTACTCAAAGAACCCTTGGGCGAGGGTTAAAGACCTCCAGACGGGGCGCACGGCCAAACTTTCGGTAGTTGCTACGCTGAGGACTACGGAAGTTAGCGAAAACGATATTCACTCCATCTTCGACGACGAGCGCCAGTCTGGTGAGTGGTTTGTCTTTTCGCCGAGAATTGAGGCACTTATTCAAGCCATCAAGGGCAAGAAGGTGCGCGATGCTGGATGCGTAGCTGACTACGTTAGTGGCTACGTAGCTACTACGAAAGATACAGATACAGATACAGATACAGATACAGAAGTATTAGAACCTAAAGGTTCTTGCGCATCTGACGATGCACTCAAGCCGGAGCATATTTGTGAGAAGTGGAATGAGGTTGCCCCCACCATCGGCAAGCCCAGCATCCGCAAGCTTACTCCCGAGCGCCGCCAGCTTCTCAAGGCCCGCATAGCCCAAAACGACCTCGATGACTTCGTGGCGGTTTTCGCGGCCATCAAGGCTTCGCCGTTCCTGCGGGGCGACACTGGCTGGCGGGGCTGCAATTTCGATTGGGTCTTCAAGAAGGCCAATTTCCAGAAAATCTTGGAAGGAAACTACAATGGGTAATCCGTTGAGCGAGGGCGCGCTGGCGGCTGCAAGGCCGCAGATTGGTAGCGAGGGGATCGAGGCTTACGCGGCTGAGATGAACGCGGCGCACCCCGACGCGCCCGTTCGGTGGTCGGTTGGCCCTGGCATGAATGCTGCGGGCAAGCGCGTCGAGTGCCTGCTGCATGTCACCTGGAAGCGCAGTGGTCTGAAGGCGTGGTGAATGCCCCGGCAGACCATACCGGCACCCGGCTACACCCGCATATCCGGCAACCGCGCCCCACCCAAAGCATGGGGCGAAAAGCTGTGGGTGCAAATTCGTGGCGACGGAGTGACCGCTGGCTGGGTGGACGTGGTGCCTTGGCTGGTAAAGGATTGCCGTTGGATACACGACGGAACAGCGGGGGATATTGTGGCGGTAAAGCGCGTCGAATGATTGGTTTTGTTCGCGTTTTGTGCTACAAAATTCGGGCCGCAATGGTGCGTCAACACCACGCGGCCCTGACCAACACGATCAAGGAGCGATCGCATGGCTAAGTTCGTTGAACTACCCGACTTGGAATATCTGCGTCAAGCGCTGGACTACAATCCGGCGACTGGCAAGTTTACTTGGCTCACTCGGCCCGTGGAGCAGTTTGCTAGCGCGCGAGCGGCCAATTCTTGTAACAGCCGCACTGCCGGTAAAGAGGCTTTCACCGCGTTTGCCGAGACCCATGGCTATGTAGGTAGGATTGGTGGCCAGCAGTATGTTGCGCACCGGATAGCCTTTTACATGGGCACCGGGCAGCGTCCTGAGGGCGAAATCGATCACATTAACGGCGACCGTCGGGACAACCGTTTGGCCAATTTGCGGAGCGTCTCTCACGCTATCAATGCGCGCAACAGGGCGCGTAACAGGAACAGTAAGCACCCCGCCCACGGCGTTTATCATCGAGGTAGTCGCTGGGTGGCGCAAATCAAAGTCGATGGCCGACCCCTCACAATCGGTTCTTTTCTGACCTGCGAAGAGGCGATGGCTGCGCGCGTGGGGGCAGAAAGGGTTTTGGGCTTCCACCCAAACCATGGCCGTAAGCCCCGCAATGGCTGAGGATATTCTGAAATACCAAGCAGGCCGAGAGGCAGCAATACGCGGGGATAAGCGCGACGCACGCAAGCATTCTGACTGGCTGGAAGGCTATGATGCAGTGGCAGGGGATAGGTGATGGAAGAAGTGTCACGCGATTACAAAAAAGCTCTGGAGGACGCCCTAAACCTATTGCGCGAACGGCAGCGCGAGTGGCTGTGCACTGGAGATGATTGCTCACCCTTTGATCACGGAAGGGATGAAGGACTGGAAATCGCCATTCGTTCGATCGCGTCGATCAAGCCTCTTAAAACGGAACAGTGCGCCAAGTGCCCGTACATGCTTCCTCGCGCATATGGCCGTTGCCCGCTTTGCCCGGAAGGCGCGAAATGAGCCATTGGGAACGCATCGGCGCGACAGATGAATGGTACACCCCGCCGCACGTTTTCGCGGCTCTAGGGACGGCGTTCGATTTGGATGTGGCGCACCCCGGTGACACGCTGTGTCATGTCCCCGCGCGGCGCTGGATCACCAAAGACAGCCTTTCCCAAGACTGGGAAGGGTTTGTGTGGATGAACCCGCCTTTTGGTGGGCGGAACTCGCTTGAGCCTTGGCTGGATAAGTTCTTCGCGCACGGCAATGGGATCGCGCTGACGCCCGACCGGACAAGCGCGCCGTGGTTCCATGACGCATGGCTGAAGGCCGATGCCGTGCTGTTCACGCGTAAAATACGCTTCCTTCGCCCGGACGGTAGCGAGGGCAAGTCACCATCGAACGGAACGGCGCTGTGGGCATCCGGTGACGACGCTGTGCGCGTTCTAGAGGGGGCAACCGGACTCGGCATCCTCGCTTATCCGGCGCAGGCGATCACTGACACAGCGGGAAGGGAATAGATCATGGCGCGACGCGGACGGCCTCGCAAATCAGGCAAGCGCACAGCAAGCGGACGCCTCAAGGCTCAGCCTGTGACCTTCGATAAGGGCACCGAGCGCACACAGGACAAGTTCGGCGTCTATGGCGCAGACGGGTCCGACGCTATCGGCAGGGCCTACGTCATGGGCCTCCTGGGCGATAACGGACTAGAGTTGCGCAACCTCGCCCGCAAGATCCACCGCGCCTACTGGCCTATGCTGGCGGTGGGGCGTGAAAAGTCCTGCCTTGGCCTTGACATCAACGGGCAGGCGGTAAACGACAACCTGCTCGATCCGGAGGAACGCGAATACAAGATACGGCGCGAGAAACGGCTAACGGACACCCTGCGAGCGGTGGAGCGCATGTCCCGCCAACACCGCAGGGCATTCGATGACCTGTGCATTGAGATACACCCCGATAGCGGTCCTGTATGGCTCGATGCGCTGATATGGGCGAAGCGTCACGACCGAGCGCCGGATCGAGCTGACGGGCAGGCTTTGGCGCGCGCGATCGAGGCGCTGGAACAAATAGGGCCTAAATGGGGTTGACAGCAGGAACGGGACCTGCTATGCGCGTAAATGATATTCGGAATTGTGCCTATTGCCCGTTAGGTGTGAGGCGCAACCGAAACGAGATTGCAGGACGGTCCCCGCTCTATAGCGGGCGGTGTGGCTTCCTGCTTCAAGATTGCTGCGGCGGCGCACGAACGGCGCTCCGGCTAGCAGCTAGTTGGCGGGGTAACGGCCCACCAAGGCGACCACGGCCCGCAGCATACCACTAAGGCCAGCGCCTAACCGGCAAGGCCCGTCCCGCACCTCCGAAAGCATAGCAAGCCGATAAGCATTATCTGGCAGGGTTGGCTGCGGGCAAACTTCAGCGGGGGACAGGATGAACGATCTAACGATCCCCCAGCATGACGCGGAGACGGTTCGCCTGACATGCTTAGAGGCAGCTACGGCGCTAAACTGCAGGAGGGAAGAACCGAAGGACGCAGCCGGTGTGGTGGACGACGCATCGCTGTTTGAGTTCTACGTAAGCAACGGGCAGTCTGTAGCGGTGTATTGCGGCAACGGGCTAGAGCGGGTGATTAGGGGTTAAGATACCGCATTGGTAAAATGCCCTCGCCTAGCATTTCCATGATGATCGAGGCTGGCCCGCTGACGGTTCTAGATCCGTCTTCATAGCGGCGGATGGTGCGGCTGTCCGATAGGCGAAGAACGCGAGCAAGCTGACCTTGAGTAAGGCCAGCCTGTTCACGGATTGATTTGAATTGGGTGGGAGTCATTGTCCTAGCTTTGAATGGCCGACACTGCATCTCGGCCATCTTTTATACGGATAATGGCTTCATGCCTGTAGCGATCTGGGATGATACCAACCTCAACGGCATTTTCCCAAGCGCGAATGTTTAATTTCAACTCGCGCAGTAAAGCCGAAACTTTTGGATTGGCGGTGGGTTGATCTGAATGCTTGTTCACGCGATTATCTCCAATGCCAAATCTGCGTTTTCGACAGCCTCGGATGCGCGAACAAGTTGGCGCGCTACGTCTGCGCGCTCCGCAAGATCATAAGCGCCGAGAACCTCGTCAATAAGGTCATACGCCTGCTTCAGACGAACATCATACCAATCGGATGCCGTAACTTTCATCATGCTGACACCGAATACATAGGATGGTTAGGATCGCTTTTAGGGATTTGCGAAACTGATTGGCGATCAAGAGCACCACATGCTTCTTCGTGACCGGCCTTGATTGCAGAGCGGGCAGTTTCGGCTTCAAACACAGCCTGCGGAATGTTAATTTTTTTTGCAGTCATCTTTTTCCCTTTCATGGTGGGCCATTGGCCCTTGCTTCGATAAGTCTCTTCTAGGGCCATTGGTCCGGGTTGGCAAGAGAAAAAGTGAGGGTTTGTGAAAAAAGTTCGCAACCCCCATGCAACAGCACTGATACACCACAAGCCCCAGGTAATGGACAAGCACCGCAAGCGCAGCCGATCACAGCGCAGGCGGGACGCGATCGAGAACGAGAACCGAGAGGGCCATGAATAGGCGGTTGAGGCCGTCGCTTTCAGGAGAGTGCGTATGCACCGCATTGAATACCAAGTCCGCCCTGTCACCCGCTACATTGTGACGCGGTGGGAGACTGAAGAGTGCAACGGCATGTCATCTGGCGGCTGCGATGCTTGCGGTGAGTTTGAGAATGGCACCACAGCCTATCAGGTGGGTTATGCTTTAGCCAAGGCTGAGCACGATCGGTTGGGTTGGCCTGTAGGGGATGAGCGCATGCGCTATCCAGAAGACCCTTCAGCCAAAGATGCCCGTAAGGTTGGCGTAGGTGGCTAACGGTGGTCGCATCGGAAAAGTCCGCATGAAGGACACCGGCTTTGAGTTCCGCGTGCTTCCCGGCCCGCAGGAGCCTGAGACTGACATGGGCGCTACCATGATGCGCCATGCCCGCGCAATATCGGGTTGGCCTGGCATGGTGGGTGAGCTTGTCGTGGGTGTGTTTGAGGATGGCAGTGCAAGCGTTGGTCTGCGCTGGGACAAAGAGGCTTCCCCTATTCCGCCTTCGCTTGTCCCGAGTTGGATAGCGGAGATCATCCGGCGCGACCTGATTACGGCTGCTGAGGCTGAAGGCGTGTTTCACGAAAACTTTGAATGGGTCGAAGGCTGACCCAAGAGAACCGAACCTAGCGGCCCATCCCTTGCGGAAGCTGCGGAAAGGACGGGCGATGAACTATTTTGTTTATGAACTGATCGACCCACGCTGTGGTTCGGTGTTCTATGTGGGCAAGGGTAAGGGCAACCGCCCCCACCAGCACGAAAAGCAGGCTCGCAAGGGCGCGTCGGGACGTAAGTGCGACCGCATAAGGGAGATCATAGGGGCGGGCGTATCGCCAGAGGTCAGGATCGTGAAGCGGTTTGCAGACGAGCTTGAGGCTTACGCGGAAGAGGCCCTCCACATCGAGGGCATTGGGATCGCTAATCTAACCAACGTCTGCATAGGCGGGGTTGGCGGCGTTAAGCCTAAGGATCCGCAGGACGAGGCTCGCAAAGTTGTTCGCGGCTGCGTCGAGCAGATGCGAAAGGCTGTTGTGTTTCAGTTTGCAGGGCTTCGCATGTTCGTGTGCGGACACGACATGACGGACGTGGTTAATCAGGCGGTCGATGGCTTGAAGGAGCGCGCCGGTGCGGAGTGGTTTGATAGCGTTGTGGGGGTGCCCCAATGGCAGCGCGCATAAACCGGAAGCACGATGAGAAGACGCGGCTCAAGATACAAACCAGTCAGCTTGTTAACCGGTTGCAATCATTCGCAAATGGTGATGTCGAGTTAACGCGGGACCAGATTAAGGCGATTGAGGTTTTACTCAAGAAGTCGCTGCCTGACCTGTCGTCAATGTCCGTTGAGGGGCCGGACGGTAGCTCAGTTTTTAAGGGGCTAGAGGTCATTGTCCGCCGAAACACTGGCGATTGAGATTGCCCCGGTCTTCGAGCCGCTACTAGAACCAAGCCGCTACAAGGGCGCATGGGGTGGCCGTGGGTCGGGCAAGTCCCAAGCATTCGCTGACCTGATTATCATTCGCGCATTGCAGCAGCCCGGCCTGCGGGTGTTGTGTTGCCGTGAGATCCAGAAGAGCCTGAAGGAATCAGCCAAGCGGTTGATCGAGGGCAAGGTGGAGGCATACGGCCTAGGCGGGCTGTTTGAGTGCCAGAGCGCGGAGATCAAGACGCCGGGTGGCGGGTCTATCGTGTTCGCCGGTTTGCAGGACCACACAAGCGAGTCGATCAAGTCTTACGAAGGCTTCGACATTGCATGGGTGGAAGAGGCGCAGACGGTATCGCACCGGAGCATGAACCTGCTTCGCCCGACTATCCGTAAGCCGGGATCGGAGATATGGCTAAGCTGGAATCCTCGCTTCGACACTGACGCGGTTGACGAAATGCTACGGGGCGATGAGGTCCCTAGCGGCGCAATCGTGGTAAAGGCCAATTGGGACAACAACCCGTGGTTCCCCGCTGAGTTGGAGCAAGAGCGGCTAGACTGCATTCGGCAGCAGCCTGAGCAATACGACCACATCTGGGAGGGGGGCTATGCCATCGTCGCGGAGGGTGCATACTACGCCCGCCACATTGCCGAGGCACGCGAACAGAGGCGCATCGGTGACGTTGCAATCGACCCTGTGCTGGCCAAGCGGGCCTATTGGGACATCGGGCTAAGAGACGCTTGCTCGATATGGATTGTCCAGCAGCGCGGAACACGGCTCAACCTGGTCGATTACTACGAGGCTGAAGGGCAGGACCTGGCCACGCACCTGAATTGGCTGCGCTCGGCAGGCTATGGTGATTGCGAGTGCGTGCTTCCCCATGACGGGGCCAAGCGGGACGCAATCGCGGCTGAGAGATACGAGGACCACATACGGGCGGCAGACTTCAAGGTGCGCACCATCCCTAACCAGGGCAAGGGTGCGGCGATGAAGCGCGTCGAGGCTGCCCGCCGGTTGTTCGGGCAAATGTGGTTCGATGAAGAACGCTGCGCCAAGGGCCTGAAGGCTTTGGGCTGGTATCACGAAAAGAAGAACGACGGGGGCTACGGCGTTGGGCCTGACCATGACTGGTCGAGCCACGCTGCGGACGCGTTCGGGCTGGTGGCGATTGATTACAAGCCGCCGCGTGCGAATGTGAAACTCGACCTAAGCAAGCTGGGAGTGCGTTGATGAACAAACCGACCACCCCCGAAGAACTGGCGGCAATCCTCAAGCGAGAGTTTGAGGCGGCTGATGATTATCACGATCAGCTAGAGCCGTTGCAGGAAGCCGCGTTTCGGTATTACGAAGCGCAGCCCTTCGGGAATGAACTGGACGGCCGGTCGCAGATCGTCCTGCCGGATGTGCAGGAAACCATCGACGCAATGCTTGGGGTCATCCTCAAGATGTTCGTCTCTGGCGACCGTGTGGTCGAGTTTGAAGCGACCAATGAGGAAGACGAGCAAGCTGCGGACGATGCGACTGCCGCGCTCGATTACGTCTTCATGCGGCAGCAGGATGGCTACCGTGTCTTGAACGACTTCGTCCTCGACGCGTTGCAGCGCAAGCTTGGTATCTTCAAGTCCACCTGCATCGAGGAAGAGAAAGTCTCGCGCCAGTGGTTCGAGATCCAGGACGAAGCGCAACTTGGCATGCTGCCGGACGACGCGGAGATCGAAGCCGAGCGCGAAGGCGAAACCGGCATTCGCATACTGGTCAAGACGCAGCGCACCATCAAGCGTTACACCATCGTTGCTGTCCCAACTGTCGAATACCGCTTTACCCCTACGGCCAGCCATGAGGACTGCGCAGACTATCAGGCGCATGTTCGCCCGGTCACGCGCTCCGAACTGGTCGAAATGGGCTTTGACGCCGATCAGGCTTATTCGCTGCCCGCTTGGAGCCGCGAGCTGCACGACCGACAGGAATCGAACAACCTCGACAACTTCAACACCGAGGACAGCACGCCCGCGCTTGAAAAAGTGCTATTGTGCGAGGAATACGCGCATATTGATGTGGACGGCGACGGGATTGCCGAGCTGGTCAAGTGCTTCCGTGTTGAAAATGAAATCCTGAACGATGCGGACGGCACGCCCTCGATTGAGACGGTTGACGAGCCGCCGTTTAGCGTAGGCACGCCCTACCCGCGTCAGCACCGCCTTGTGGGCTACTCGCTGGCCGATAAGGGCATGGACGTTCAGTTCCTGCGCAGCCAGTTGGCCCGCCAGATGATCGACGGCATGGCGTTCAACAACATGCCCCGCCCGCTGGTGGACATGAGCCAGACAAGCGACGAGACGCTTGACGACCTGCTAAACCCGATCCCCGGTAGCCCGGTGCGCACCAATGGCCCAAGTGCCGTCACCCCGCTCGCATCCAACTTCAACGTTGGCGATAGCCTACAGGCTATGGAGTGGGTCAGCCGCGAGAAAGAAGGCCGCTCAAATGTAGGCCGTGCGACTGCCACGCTGGACGAGAACAGCATGAACCCGCAGACCGCAACCGAGTTTGCGGGGCGCGAAGGCAAGGCGGAGGTTGGGCAGGAATACATCGCTCGCAACATGGCGGAGGCATTGGCCCGTGCGTTCGGCAAGCTTTACCGCCTGATGCGGGTGGAAGCCGAGCCGATGCGTATCAAGGTCGATGGCAAGTATCGCGTTATTGACCCGTCGACGTGGCCCGAGGACACGCATGTTCGTGTGAATGTCGGTCTGGGCAACGGCAGTAAGGATCGCCGGATTCAGGCGCGAATGGCGCTTGTTGGCCTGATGGCGCAGGGTACCGAAATTGGTGAGGTTGGCCCCGAGCATCGCTTTAACATGATCGATGGGCTTGCGCGCGACATGGGCATCGGTCAGGGCGACGAATACTGGAGCAAGCCCCCCGAGCCTGAAATTGACCCCGTGACCGGTAAGCCGGTCCCGCCGCCCGAAAAGCCCGATCCCGAGGTCATGGCCAAGCAGGCTGAATTGCAGGCCAAGGCGCAGGAGGCCGAAGCCCGGTTGCAGTTGGACGCGCAGAAGGCGCAGGCGCAGGCTGAATTGGACCGCGACAAGGCGCAGGCGGCTATCGAGACTGAGCGCGAAAAGCACGCAATGGACATGCAGGTCGCCCGCGAACGTGCGGCGCTTGAGATGGAACTGGCGCGTGAAAAGACCTACGCCGAGATCGAATTGGCGCGGGAGAAAACCGGCGCTGAAATGGCCCTCAAGCGGTCGCAGTCGGATGCGAACATGACCGACCAGCGGATGGGAGGCAGCGTTGCTTCATAACCTAGCCACCCGCCTCATCCTTTGGCTTTGCGCCCGTTTCGACGTGTGGCCCATTGACGAGGCCCGCATTGCAATGGGTGACGATGCGAAGGCCCGTTCCATGCGCTGGCAGGAGTTTGCCCGTGAAGGCGGCGGCCTGTTCGACATGATCGAGGCCATGCGCAAGAAAGCCTTTGAGGAATACAGCGCCCTTCCCCCTGCGGCCCATGCCGAGCGGGATTATCTGGCACTTAGCGACCGCAACCTTCGCGCACTCAAGCAGCGTGTGGTTAGCGTTATCGCAGCCGGTGAGATTGCAGAGAAAAACGACGCCATGCGCGAGCGTATGAACGTCACCCCTATGCGCAAGAGCGTATAAGCCGCCCTAACGGGCATCCCTACGTCGCGAGACGTTAAGCCAAGGACGTAAATAATGGCCCATTCGGACTTTGATAGTTCGGAAGCCGTTGACGCGCCTTCCACCCTTACGATGGAAGATGCGGCTTCGGTTTTCGCGGACGAAGATGATTATGCCCCGGTCGAAGAGACCGAAGAGGCGGACGAAGATTTCGAAGATGAACCGGAAGGCGAAGAGCCGGAAGAGGAATCGGACGAAGAGATTGACGAGGACGAAGAACCTGAAGAGGCCATCGACGCCCCTGTCAGTCTGAACAAGGCGGAAAAAGAAGCGTTCGCGCAGCTTCCCCCGGAAGCCCAGCAATTTGTGACGCAACTCGAAAGCCGCCGCGCTTCCCAAGTGCAGGAAGCCACCACGAAGGCGAGCCAAGCCCAGCGCGATGCAGAGACACGTGCAGCAGCCGCCGACGCCGAAGCAAAGCAGGTTTACAGCCAGCAGTTGGACCAGTTCCTTACCGCGTTCGCGCCGCAGGCACCGGACCCGCAGATGGCCTACAGTGACCCGCAACGCTATGTAGCCGCAAAGGCCCAATACGACGCCCAGAAAGCCCAGCACGACGAACTTGTGCAGCAAGTAAAGGGTATCGGAGCGGAAGCCACTCAGGCGCTCGACAAGAGCTTCTACGAGCAGCGCGACCGTGAACTGATGGCAATTCCCGAGGTCGCCAACGAAGAGACGCGCAAGTCGTATCTCGACAAGGCGATGGGTGCTGCGAACAAGCTAGGCTACGATGTGGCCGAACTTACGCAGACGATGGATGCCGAGGACGTAAAGCGCCTCCATTCCGTCGCGGAGGCCTTCGAAAAGGCCGAAAAATACGATGCGGCAATGTCGCGCAAGATGAAGCGCGTTCGCGCCGGTAAGCAGCGCACCCTCAAGCCTGGAGTGGCCCAGCCTAGCAAGGGCAGCCGTGACAGGCACGCGGAAAAGGTTGTTTCCAACTTCCGCGCCAACCCTTCGGACATGAAAGCAGCAGCAGCAGCGTTCGAGGATATTTGAACCCTGCGTCGTGAGACGCGCCCCTTCCCCGGACCCTTTCGAGGGACCGTAGCCAAGATGGATTCATAACATGGCTGTTCCTACCAACACTGTGCAGCGCGTAACCCGCACTGCCGTCCGTGAGGATCTGCACGACAAGATCAGCATCCTCGCCAACGAAGACTTCCCGTTCATGTCGAATATCGGCACCGGGACTGCTTCTAACACCTACTTCGAATGGCTGACCGACGAGCTGGCCACGCCCGACGCGACCAACAAGGTCATCGACGGCGACGATGTGTCGAACGACGCATACCCGGCGGTCACCCGTCTGGGCAACTACGTTCAGACGATGGACAAGACTATCGGCCTGTCGCACATCACCCAGCAGGTCAACCACGCTGGTTCGCATACCTCGATGGGTGCGGCTCGCGCCAAGAAGTATCGCGAACTGAAGCGCGATATGGAAACCCGCCTGTGCGGCAACTACGCTGCCGTCCCTCCGGCTGCGGGCACTGCCCACGAAACCGCTGGTGCTGTCGCGTTCATGCGCAACAACGTCAGCCGTGGCGCTACCGGCGCGAATGCCACGCTCTCGGGCGGCACTTCGGGTTACGTCAACGCTGCCGCGACCAACGGCACACTGCGTAACTTCACCGAGGCGCTCCTGAAGGACGTGCATCGCCAGTGCCGTGAGGATGGCGGCAAGCCCGACCTCCTGATCTTGTCGCCTGCCCTCAAGCAGACCTTCTCGACCTTCACTGGTGTTGCGGCCAACCGCCATCAGGTGCCGTCGAGCAAGCCGGGCACCATCATCGGTGCGATGGACCTGTATGTGGGTGACTTCGGCACGGTTGCAGCCGTTGACTCGATCTACACCACGGGCCGCGACGGCCTCCTGATCGACCGTGAGAGCTGGAGCATCCAGTATCTCCAGAAGTTCAAGAACGACAAGCTGGCGAAGACCGGCCACTCGGACAAGGAACTCGTTTCGGTCACGTTCGGCCTCAAGTGCGAGAACGACAAGGCATCGGGTGTCATCGCGGACATTCAGGCCGCTTAATCTATCGGGGTCGGGCTTTCGGGTCCGGCCCCTCTTTCATTGGAGGACCACATGCCCGCCAAGAAAAAGAACGCCCGCTTCGAAAAGGGCACGACCGACCATGACGGCGATGGCCGTATGGGTGGCTCGAAAAAGGCCGCTGCCGCTAAGGTCGCCAAGGATGGCGTCGTGCACGATGGCGAAGGCGGCTTCATGAAGAAGGGCGACGCCCTGCCCGCTTCTGCTGACATTGCCGACCTCAAGGGCAAGGGGTTTGCGGAGTGACCGAGCTTATCGGCTTCAACCCGCTTAACCGCCGTTACACGACCGTCGAAAAGGACGCGCTGACTGGCGAGGATGTTATCGTCGAGTCCTTCGACAAGAGCCATGCACTGGCCGTCAAGGACCGCGCCAAGGACATGCGCGACGCTGGCAGCGGCATCGGCAAGGACATGCGCCTTGCCTGCTCGATCCCGCCTTTTGTGCAGGTCGAGCTGACCAATCAATACGGGATGGAAATCCTCCAGGACTTCGACGCGCTGCTGTTCGTCATCAAGCGCGATTATCCGCACCTCATGGTGCACGGTAACTAGGGGGACCGTCCAGTGCCCATCGCAATCGACACCTCCCCCGCCAACGCAATCAGCGACCTGAACGACCTCGTAATCGAGGTGCGCGATGAAATGGATGACGATGGGTTCGCCATCGACAAGATTTACCGCGCCATTGCCCGCGCGGAGGCCATGTTCAACCGTGAACTGCGCTGCCCGCGTATGGAGACGGAATACGACCTGTCGGTTTCGGACGAGGCAACGGACCTACCGACCGACTTCCTCCAGCTTCGCACGGTGTATGCGGAAGGCTCGCCTGATAACCCGCTTGACACCATGTCCCCCGCTGGGCTGCGGCAACGGTATCGCGGACAGACTGGTGAGCGTGTGCAGGCGTATGCAATCGAAAACCGCCGCTTGCTTGTCGGGCCGGTGGGCGATGCGACACTGACGCTGGTTTACTATGCGCGCATCCCGTCGCTGACGGATAGCAACCCGTCCAACTGGCTGCTTGACGAACACCCCGACCTGTATTTGCACCAGGTGCTTGCCATCCTGTTTAACAAGATTGGCGATAGCGAGCGAGCGGCGGCGATTGCGACCTATGCGGCCAACCTGCTCGGCTCGATCAACGACGCTGGCAAGAAGAACCGTTGGGGCGCTGGCCCGCTGGTGCCGCGTGGTATGCAGCAGGTTTATGGTGCGCGTGTCTGATGCGTTACCCGCTAGGCCCGTTCCACCCCGACAAGCTGCCGGGACCGGGCATCCTCACACGCTGCGTCAACGCCATTCCTGCCGAAGATGGCTACAAGCCGGTCGGTGACTTCCTGCCTATCTCTGACGCGCTTCCTGCGGCCTTTCTGGGCGGCGCAAGCGTCAAGGGTAACGATGGGGTGGCCTATCTGCTGGCGGGCACTGCAACAACGCTCAGCAAGCTGGCTGCGGGTTCCTGGACGAACCTGTTGTCGGGCCTGACCGTATCGGGCCGGTGGAAGTTCACCGCGTTTGGCGATTACGCCGTGGCCGTGAACGGTGCGACGACTTACGAGGTGGATCTAGTTGCTTCCACGGCGGCTGCTATCTCCGGTGCGCCTTCATTCATCGACGTTTGCGTTGTGGGCGATCATGTCGTGGGCGCGCAGCCTGACGATAACATTCTGCGGGTGCGCTGGTCGGCATTCAACGACCACACCGGGTGGACGGTCGGCACCAACCAGTCGGGCGAATGGACCGCGCTTGAAGGCGGTGAGGTCATGGGCGTAGCTGGCGGCGAATACGGGGTGATCCTCCAGCGCCACCGGCTGACCCGCATGGACCTGACCGGCGATGCAAGTGCGCCGTTCGCGTTCAACCCGTTCGGGCACAATTTTGGCTGCGCATCCAAGGCGTCGATTATCCCGCTGGATGACACGGTGTTTTACCTGTCCGACCGTGGGTTCGCTGTCGCTGAGAGTGGCCAGAACGTGCGCCCGATTGGCAATGAGCAGTTTAGTCGGTCATTCCGCGATGCGCTTGGCGAGGATGACTTCGAGCGCATTTGGGCGTCGGTCGATCCGAAGAACACCTGCGTCGTGTGGGGCATTCCCGGCAACGTGGGGCAGGCTTGGCGCTATGACTGGTCGCTAGACCGGGCGACCGTGCTTGAGTTCCCCTTTGAGGGCATCTTTGAGGGCTTCGAGAACAGCCAGACCCTTGAGGAAGTGGCGGCCACCTATACCAACATCGACACCATGCCACTGAGCCTGGACGATCCGCGCTTTAACGGCGGTGCGCCTCGCCTGTATTTCGTGCAGGATGGCAAGGTAGGCACGTTGGCAGGGGCAAACCTCGTCGCCAATTTCGTCAGCGGCAACGTGCGCGCTGGCCAGAATAACTACCGTATGTGGGCAGTGTGGCCTGAGACGGACGCTATATCTGGTGTCACGGTCAAGGTGACCGAAAAGCAGCGCCTAGGCGACGGCGGCAATGTGCGGTCGGGCAGCAACATGCAGACATCGGGCCGCATTCCGCTGCGGGCGAACGGCAAGCAGTTTGTGTTCGATATTACCGTGGACGATCCCGACTGGACGTATTTCAACGCGGTTGAGTTGGAAGGTGGGCCGGGGGGCAAGCGATGACCCTGCGCCGCATACCGCCGCAGAACAATCGCGGGGACTGGCCCCGACAAGTCGCCAAGCAGGGCAACGAAACCGCCAACCGCGTTAGCGCGCTGGAGACGGCAACGGACTGGTCCGCGCTGGATAACTACGCGGACGACACCGCAGCGGCTTCTGGCGGGGTGGAGATTGGCCAGCTTTACCGGACGGGTAATGCCTTGAAGGTTCGCCTGTCGTGAAGGTCGAGATTGTCCCGCTGGATGACCGGGCGTTCCTTGCGCTCGATCCGGCTGCGCGGCGCGATGGACACGACTGGATCGAGATTTGCGACTGGCTCAACACCGGCTGCGCTGCGGTCTGGAAGATTGGCGAAAGCGGTTACGTGCTGACCCTCGCCAACGGGGACGATGAGATTGAAGTCTTGTTAGGCGGCGGCGAAAATGCCCGCGCCTGTGCAGGACCGTGGGAGGAAGCCGCTCTGGCTCATCCAGCCCACGCGGGCAAAACGCTGCGCCTCGAAGGTCGGAAGGGCTGGCGGCGTATTTTTAGACATTGGGATGAGCGCGACGGGGTGCTTTACAAAGAGGTTGCAGGCTGATGGGATCGAAAAAACAGAAGACGACTAGCACGCAGAAGACCACTCCGGTCTATGCTGGCCGGTTGGAGGGGGCGGCTAATAGCCTGGACTCCACCTATGACAACCGCGCCCCCAAGATTGGCGAGTTCTCCGACAACATGCTTGGCGTCAGCAATGACCTGCTGGGCAAGTATTACGCGGGCGACCCTGCCGTTGGCGCGGCCAATGACTGGGTGACGAACACGCTAGGCGCGGACAGTGCGAGCAACCCGTATCTTGACGATATGGTCGGCATGTCAAACGACAACGTGCGCAACCAGATGCAGGCGCAGATGGGCACGCGGGGGCTGACCGGATCGAGCGACTACTACGGGCTTATCTCGAAGGGCCTTGCCGAGAACGAAACCGGCCTGCGGTATAACGACTATAACAACCGCGAGCAGATGAAGCTACAGGCTGCGGGCATGGCCCCCGGCATTTCGGCGGCGCAGTATCAGCCGCTTGCCGCTGCGATGGAAGCTGGCCAGACCGGCGCGATGCTCCCGCTACAGGCTGAACTGGCGCGGGCTGCGGGCGTGGGTAGCTTGCTTGGCCCCTACACGAACAGCAGCGGCACACAGACCACTAAGCAAAGCGGCGGGCTATTCGGCTCAATCCTTGGCTCGGCTCTGGGCGGTTGGGCTTCTGGCGGCTTCGGGGGTATTTAAACGATGGCTATTGGAATGAAGCCGCGCAAGAAGGGGCTGTTCGGGCGAAATGTCCCGTTCCCCGCGACACCGGGCATCGGTGACGGCATGGACCAGATGCCGACCGGTGTTGACCCTGCCCCCGGTCTTGGGATGCGCAGCGCAGCGCCTGAGCCTGAAAAACCGGGCTTCCTCGGACAAGGCGGCGTTGGGCGTGCGATCATCGGCAACGTGGCGGATGCAATTAGCCAGCACTACGGCGGGATGCCGGTTTATGCGCAGGGCATGGCTGAGCGCCAGCGCGAGGAACAGGCTCGCCAGCAGGCAGCGGCCAAGATGCGCGAAAAGGCTATGGAAGACGCGCAGTGGTATAGGCGGGAGAACTGGAAGCGTGAGAACTCCAGCACCGCCATGCAGCAGAACTACGAGTATCTGCGCCAGATCGACCCTGAGGCTGCGGAAAGCTACCTCAAGCGCCAGACCGACCCCATCCAGTGGATCACCGGCCCCGATGGCGTCCCCCGCCCTTATGGTGTTGGGCAAGCGAACCGCCCCGCCGTTGGTTCCGTGATGGCCGACCCTCGCAAGGGAGGCGCTAGCAGCAATGCTAGCGGCGGGTTTTGACGCACAATTCAGCCCGATGGGGTGGGCGCAAGAGCAAGGCTTCAAGCCTACCAGCGGCTTCCGCACACAGGCTCATCAAGACGCGCTCAGGCGGCAGGGCATGACGAAGACACGACATAGCTCGCATACACGCGGGGACGCGCTGGACTTCGCCGTTCCGCAGGGCATGACCAAGCAACAGGCCATCGAAATGGTGAGGCGTCAATATCCCGGCGCAAAAGCCATTCCGAGCAACGGCAATTCAATTCACGTTACGTTTCCCGGTTGGAACAACGCACCGGACGTAAGCGGCTCGCGCCGTAGGTATGGGGGCTAATACATGGCAGGCGAAACCTTCACTCAGGACGGCGTGGTTTACG